TTGGTGATGACGGCGTGGTCTATCTTGACGCAGGCATCCACATCAAAGCGGAGTGGCCAGACGTCCGCAAAGTCATCGTGTCAACGATGCACAGCGAAGCCGGCACGCAGGTCGGCATCGAAGAAGCGATACACGGCTTAGCGGCAATCCAAGAACTGCGCCGTATGCCGGAGATATCCGGCGTCACGCTCAAAGGAATCAGAGTAGACAAAGACAAGCAAAGCCGGGCGATGCCGTGGGCGGCGCGTGCTGAGGCTGGCAAGGTGCGCTTAGTCGCCGGCGCATGGAATCGACAATTCATCGACGAGGTCGTCGGCTTCCCATCGTCGCCACATGACGACTACGTAGACGCCGCCTCGGGCGCCGTGGCGATGATGAGTAAGCCAAGAGTATCATGGGGGTGGTCTGAGTGAGTATGAATATACCCGGCTGGATGTCCAGCATGAGCCGAGCGGGGCGCATCGCCTCGGCGACGGACGCCTACGAGGTCGTCCCGATGTTGTACCGCGCCGTGAATCTACGGTGCGACGCAATCTCAACGATACCCTACACACTGACTCGACGTGGCGTCGAAGTAGAGTGGCCGTGGCAACAAACCGTGTCTTCACTGATGCGAGACACCGAGCGCTCTTTGCTCCTCACAGGTGGAGCGTATTGGTACCGCATCGTCAAAGGGCGGACGATGACCGGCTTCGTGGTCCTTAATCCCACGACGATGACGGTGGGCTTTGAGCCATCGTCGTCAAGTTTAGAGAATCCGTATAGCGGCGCATTGTTTACGCAGACGCAACTCGGTCGCACTTACGGGCCGTGGAACATTGACAGCATTGTCTACTTTCGTGAGCCGTCGTATCGTGACGACATCTTGCCCGGTCTCGCACCGGCGCAGGTCGCCCTGCAATCAGCCCAGCTTGGGCATTACCTCGAGCGGTTTACCTCGGCGTTCTTCGAGGGTGGCGCCCAGCCCGTCATGGTGATGAACTTACCCGAAGCGATGGACGACGCAGAGTTCCAACGCTTTCGTGGTGAGTTTGCAACACGGATCGGCGGGGTGGCCAACGCCTTCCGTAGTCTCTTTGTCCGTGCGCCGGAACTCAAAGTCCAAAAGGTGACGCCCGATATTAACACGATGATGTTGCCCGAGCTTCAAGAGCGAGTCATCACCTCCATCGCAATGACCCTTGGCGTCCCTCGCACGATGCTCGAAGCCAGCGCAGCCAACTACGCCACCGCCGACAGCGACCGACAAAGCTTTTGGCGAGAAACCATTGTGCCTCGGCTTGGACTCTACGAACAAATTATTAACGGTCAACTTCTCGCACCGATTGGCTACGAACTGCGATTTAACCCAGAGATGCTCGACGTCATGCAAGCCGACGAAGCCGACCGTGCCGACTCGTTGCTCAAACTCACCCAAGCGGGGCTTCCCTTGTCCGATGCCATGCGCATCCTTGGCTATGACGGTGTCGATGAGATGTTTCTTGCACCGCCCACCCCTGCACCAACCGACGAACTTCCCAAGGAAGCCACACCGCAGGAATTAAGTACGCCCGTGGGCGCCATCGCACCCGCACAGCCCGACACGGCGACTCGCTCCGTAGACTGGGCGTTACTTGCAAAAAAATTAGAACGGCGCATCAAGGCAGGGAAGACACCGTGGTGTGACTTCGATAGCGCCGTTATCTCTGCCGACGAAGTCAAGTCCGTGATGGCACGGATTAGCGAAGGCGCCACGGTGTCCGACGTTGTTGGTGCCGTCGCCGAGGTCAAAGCCGTCGACGATATGACCCCGGACGAACGACGCATCTACAACGCCATCGCACCGGAACTCGCCAAGCGGGGCGCTACGTGGGCTCGGCAAATTGTCCAAGGCAAGACCGTAGACCCGACGCTCAAAGACGTCATCGCGCCGGTGCTGAACGCCGAGCTGGCGACGCAGATGGGCAAGCGCATCGACAAGCTGGGCACGCAGTTTAGCATCCCCATGGACACCAACGACGAGTCACAGCAAATCACCGACTGGCTAAGCGACTACGTACCACTGACGACGTCACGCATCGACCAGACGACGGCAGACCGCATCAAGCCCATCATCGAAACATACCGCACGACGCCGGGCATGACGATTGATGACTTGACCGCCATGATGCGCCCATTGTCTGACCCAGCCCGAGCGCGGATGATCGCTGTGACGGAGACGACGCGCGCCGCTGCACAAGCCACGGTGGAATATCAGCAGTACTTAGGCAAGGCGGGTATCACCATGATTCGCGTATGGAATACCGACGCCGATGAAAAGGTATGTCCGATATGCACCGGCGAAGCCTACGGGGTCAACCTCAACGGCATGACGGAGGATGAGTGGCCCGCAGAGGTGGCCAGTGGCCCGCCCGCCCACGTCAACTGTCGCTGTGATACGTCGCTCCGCTTGGTGAAAGAAGCGCCGCTTGAGGTGACACCGCAGGTACCACAGCAACCCGAAGTCATCAGTCGACAAAGCAGTGTAGATGCACTGTACGATCATGCGAAGTCATTGCTACCTGACAACGCACAACAGGTAGAGCAAGAGTTATTTAGCATCCAAGACGATATTTCAACACTACGCAAGGAGCTAAAAAAGCTGACCGAAGGCACACCAGAGCACACCGCAAAACAAGCGGAATGGAAAGCGGCGCAAACTCGGCTTGTTGCAAAGTGGGATGAAAAAGCAGCAATCGACGGCGCCGCCGCACGGAAGTTACTACAAAGCATCCAACACGAAACACCGCAAACTGCGCAGGTTACTTTTTCGATTAAGGGATTAAGCGCTGCCGACCGTGCCCGTGTTGAGGAACTTATTAAACTCACCGCAGGCATTGCGCCGGACACCGGAACGCCGATGTCTGTCACCGTGAAAACACTAAACGTCAATGGAGCTGGAGCGGCGTGGAGCGGCAGTGCGACAAAGGGCACACTGTATCTCAATCCACAAAACATACCGGATGTATATGTCATCCATGAAACACTGCATGGACTGCAAGAGAATTATCGGTACGGTGTCAGAGCGACGGACGAATGGGCAACTCCTCGAATTGCAGGCGAATCGACACGCCGTATGTCAACGCTTGACCCCGTTCGCTATGGGCATATGCCAAATAATTACATTGCATACAAGGACGCAGTCGAAGACATCCAGACGTTGCACGAGTACAAAAAAGGTAACGGCACGGGTACACAGCTACCCGAAGTGTTGACCATGCCGCTTACGTCGCTCACTCAGTCAACCAACGGAAGCGACCCTGATTTACTGCGGCTGTTTTTGCAAATCGCAAAGGATGACGGCAAATGATAAAAGTGTACAGCGCCACCGAGAACGCCGAACTCAACCAAGACGGACTCTTTGTTGGCACGACGGAACTTGCGAACCTGCTCAATGGATATGTAAAGACAAATACTGCGCTTGTCAATTTGCCGTATGCGGTGCGGTTTGACTTCGAGCCACTTGGCTACACCGTGGAAGCGGATGAGTGGGAACTTCCCGACGGCTGGGTGCAATGATTCGCACCGACGTCGAAATAATCAACCGCATCTCTACCGCAGCGATCCTCGACGCCTGCCGAGCCGTCACATTGGCCTACGCCGTTGTCGTTCAGGGGCAACTCAACGAAGACAAGCCACCGCCGCCAAAGCGTGGCTCGATGAAGTGGAAGTCTGAGAAACAACGGCGCTTTGTGATGATGATGTGGAAGCGTGGGCAACTGCGCATCCCGTATCTACGAGGCACGGGCAACGGGCTCAACGGCAGCGAAACACTCAACCGCAGTTACCGTGTTGACCTTGACGGCGACACTGCGGTGCTTATGTCGGCGGCGTCGTATGCGCCGTATGTCGTCGGCGACCAACAAGCCGAGATACACAAAGGACGATGGAAGACGGCGAGGGACGCCGCCGCCATTGTACGTCAACGAGGTGACTTGCAAACCATCGCCGACCAAGCCTTCGCACAGTTCAAACCATAGGAGACACAATGGCAGACACATTTACACCGCCTGCCGACGTCGCCCGCAATGCCCGCATGGCGCTCGACGTCAGGGCGACGAAGCCACCGAGCCAGCAGGGTATGACACCGGTCGGCTTAGCACGGGCAAATCAACTGGCAAACCGTGACCCCGTCTCACTCGACACGGTGCAACGCATGGTCAGCTACTTCGCTCGTCACGAAGTCGACAAACAGGGCTCCACGTGGGACGAGCAAGGCAAAGGCTGGCAGGCGTGGTTTGGCTGGGGTGGGGACGAAGGACGTACTTGGGCAAATCAGATTATGAAGGAGAACACCATGGAAACCAAAGTATCACGCCGTCACAGCGAAGCCGACATGAAGCGCATCCGTGAGGTGCGACGCATGGCAGAGAACATCAAGTCGTACATGGTCGAGCTTGGCGACGACTTGAAAGACGACGAAACGTCGCCACCGCCAATGAAAGCCATGCACGAGATGAGCGCAGAGTTTAACACTCGGCAACGCATGATGGTGTCGTCGCTCATCGAAGTCACCCACGAAGCGGGCAAGTTTAACAAAGGGATCGGCGCCAACGGAGCGCACTACATGGAGGCGGCAAAGAATCCCTTCGCTTCCCAAGGTATGGCGTGTGAACATTGCTACTTTTATCAACCCGACGGCAACTGTGCCGTCGTCGAAGGCATCATCGAAGAGTACGCCTTGTGTAAGCTGTGGATTATCCCCGAAGCTGAGCTCATGATGGAGGCGATGGAGCCAACGATGGAGATAAGCGACGTCGAAGTCATGATGGGCCACAAAGAGGATGTAATGCAGGGCTATGAGATGAAAGCCAAGCCCACCATTGTTGCCCTTGACACCCCCCTGACAATAGAAGTAGGGGACGAAGTCAAGGCTTTGGCCCGTCGCTTACTCGGAGGTCGGTAGTGAATGACTTTGTAAAATCCTACGGCAGCGGCGTCAAGGCAGTG